AGGATGAGGAACCAGACGGGCACGGCGCCGGATCAACAAGTCCCAGACAAACGATTGGGTTTGTCATCCCAGATAAAAATATGTGGGAGATGATGGTGGAGGACATTGGTTTAGAATGAAACTGATGCACAAAGAAGGTGACCAGTTGTGGCCGAAGGTCAGAAGTATCGGTGGCCAAGTTGTGGGTTATGATCCAGACAGCACTGCTGGATATCTGTTATCTGACAATCCAAATTTTTCTGACTACAATGAAGACTATGGTCACCGAATATCATATGACTTCAATTATGCTGGACACAGAACACCAAAAACTTTTAACAAAACAAATCACTTCTTAGTTGTAGGTGGTTCTCAGACATTTGGTACTGGAGTGCCAGAAGATAAGTGCTACCCATCACTAATTGCAAAACGTTTGGGTATGGACTATTACAACATGTCTTTGCCTGGCGTGTCTCATGACATAAACATTTCAAATCTATTGTGGTATCTATCTACATACTCTCCCAAGTTCATACTGTGGGAGTGGTTATTCGACTCAAGAAATTATTTAATTCTTCCGCATATGGATGATATGGTTCTGCCCTTGATTTCAACCCATGTAGAAAAGTATGAAGAAGTTTTCGATGTCCGTGGACTGTCGGAATTTTTTCTATCTTGTAATGACGTTGGGTATAACAAATCCCGCAGGCAGTTACATGAGATGACATTACAAAATATTTCTAATATGCATAAAGTCCATCAATTTGATTTCAACAAGGACTTTGAAATAAATTCAATTGACGTTGGTAGAGACGGATTGCACTACGGAATTGATACTCACAAATCAATAGCAGAACTTCTAACTGTCGGATTAAACCTAGACTAGAAGAATCCTTCCCTCTGACCTATAATCATAAACCTATCATATTCTCTCTTGCCATCCCAAGTGTGATACGTTTGTTGAATGGTTCCCTCGTACTCCGCATCAGGTAATCCAATTTGTTCTTTCAACTGTTCGATTGAACTAACGCAATTGATACCATACATTTCTTCAACCACATTGGAGTTTTGCATGGCGAATACTGCATTGGGGTTCTTTGTTACCAATTCATTCAGTGGGTACATCTGTTCCGTGTGGATACATATCACCACATCAACTTCAATGTTGTTGAGGTTTTCAAATTCAAAGGGGACATCCAGATTCCAGTGACGAATGTTGACAAACTTTTCTTGGGCATAGTGTTTGTGAAAAATCTTTGACAGTTCGATTGACTCTTCATCCAAGTCAACCATGTGAATCTGTGCTACGTCTAGGTTCTCACAGATCAACGGAACCATAGGCATACCCAACCAAGAGTTGAGAATCAATACTCTGAGACTTCCAGACTTTGCATAGTATTCTTCAAGGTAAGTTTGTAGTTCTTCAACCAACCAGATACTAGCCTCCATGTTGTTCTCTGACAAAGACTGTCTGAAGTCTGCCAGTTTGTGAGGCATCTTGTGTTCGATGATGTGTAGGGCCTCGCCCCAGTGTTTGAAATTATTTAAGAAATTAAAATTTAACATCTTCACTTTTTCCCATTGAGTCAAAAATACAAATATATGGAAGTTCTCGGTAGGTATGTTTTTCTATGTCGTGAGGAAAAACAAAACCTTGGTTGAAACTATACACCCATCCAAGTGGGAACAGTTTTGTTTTGATTACTCTTCTGTTGTAGAAGAAGTTGTCAAGGCCCCGATAGTACCATAGTATTTGTTTCTGATACTTATTAAAGTATTCAGTTAGTTCTCTAGTATTTAGACTGTCATTCCAACGCAGCACAGATGAGTTAAGATCGGTAAACTTGTGAGGAACGTGTCTGGTGTCTTTGTATTGTGTTTCTAGATCGTGCCACCATGTCTTTACCAGACACAAACAATCTTCTGGATCATAGTCTGCGATCACATCAACATTTTTTTGGATGATAGTGTCAATGTCAAAGAACATCTTCTCACCCTTTTGCGTTACGATGTTGTCATCGAACAGGTACATCTTGTTCCACCACTTCTCCAGTTTGTTGCCGCCTGGTAGCGCGAGTGGTTTGATTGCAGAGTCCAATCCTTTGGGGTCTTCTGTGAGACAAAAGAAATCAAAATCACATGTAAGATACGTCAAACATTGTTCGTAGATGCTGTTGACATGTTGGTGATTGTACTTGTCACCCCACTTTACCGTGTAGATGTTCATCGCCAATGCTCCAACAAATTTGGATCAACAAGTTCATCTTGTTTTGTGTGTCCCCTGCTCTTGTCTTCAAAGGGTAGAAGGTCAACATTGAATACGCAGATGATGCAGTTTGGTCTGTAGATTCCAACATTCAAATCATCTTCATCCCATGACCGGCCACGGTTGTATGAGTACGCCATCCAAGAAGGAAAGTGATCCCACAAGTCTTCACCGTATCGGCCCCACTTCCATGAATGATAGTTATCGGTTCCGTCAGTGTATGTGAACCAAATCTTCTTTTGATTTTTTAGCACATCTTCCCAGATACACTCACACTGATCGTCTGACCAGACTTGACAAGAACCATTTGTATATGCACCATGCGCCAACTTAAACTGTCTGGTATCCATTGGTCTGGGGTCTTGCCACCAAGACTTCATCTTAGTGGGTCTTTCCATGTTGTATGTTATAACAGGTGTGAGATCACGCTGAATGATAACATCCAAGTCAAAAAAACAAAAACGTCCAGTAGGCTTATCAGGAGCAAAATTATGGGTATTAAAAACAAAAGTCTTAGGACGATCCCAACAGCGTGCCATGCCATACTTAAAATTTTCACCACCAAACCAATACTTAGGATGAATATCAGGTATGTCAGGAAAAGGTATAACAGTGATATCATCATCTATACCTTTCGCGTCATCAGTATAACAATAAAAGTGTGCATCAAATTCTTCCGGCGTATTTCTAAACGCCATGTTTTTCAATCTATTAACAAAGTGTGGGCCGTATTTCGTTCCCCATTTAGCACAAACATAATTAACTCGCATTGCAACCACCGCACTTTTTATGACAAATAGTCAGGGGATTTCTTTTCAAACTCTGACTTACATTTTCAAAATCATTTCTGTAAATTATTTCACCCACAGTAAAATTCTTTAGACTATTATACTGGTTATTGTATGTATAGTCAAGGGGATGATAGGGTAAAAGTTTACTTTCTAATATGTCTCTAGCAATAAATGCACATGGATATGCACCACTGTCTGCGCTCACATAGAAGTATCCACTCTTTCTCGCATCACACCAAACCGGATCAGATTTTTTAGACTTTGGTTTTGGTCGTCGAATCTCGTCTTTCTTTTTAAACATCTTCAGTGTTTCCAAGTTTACTGGAATATCACTGGCAATAGTTTCTTGTACTATTGGGTTGTGTACAATTTGTCTAGGGTGTTCTACATATTCAATCTCATCGATCCAATTCGGTTTCATAAAAGTTTGATCGTAAGTTTGCACCGTAAGTGTTATGCCATTGTCTCTGAAGTATTTGCATATCTCTTCAAAGTGTTCTGTCTTGGTGGGGTCAGAAAGTTCACACATCAACGTCACCCAATTCACTCTATACCTGTCAAAAATTTTACGGATGGATTTTAAATTATGTTCGTACCCCGTCAAAAAAATGTCGTTGTAAGAATCTTTTGTGTCATTTCTTGCGGCACTTAGCTGCACTAGTGCTCCATCCGGTGCGCCGTCTTCATATAGACCACGGTACATGTCAGAGTACTGTTCGCCGTGCATCTGAAAGTATTTTACTAACGTGTCATCGTCAGACATGTTGTCTTGTTTGAGTATCGATAACAGTTCATCTTTTGGCATGATGTTGTAAAGTCTTTCAAACACTGCCTCATAGTCCTGTTTATAAAAAAGTTCTTTGAGATTTTCTATGTAGTATCTCTTGTACAACTTTTGTGTGTCTGCGTCATCCGCATCCCAGAACAATCTTTGAATGCCGTATAGTTCAACATTCTTCATAAACTCCTTTTTGATCTGTGGAAGATTATTCTTGTACCACAGTCTACGATACAATGCAAAACACTGCATCCAACTTATGTTCCAGAAGTATCTTACAGACCCAATGTCGTTTGCCTCGTTGTAGACAATTTTATGTTGTCGAGAAATATATCTCTCTTTATAGAAATCGTAGATTCCGTCTGCGTCTCTATTCCAGTACAGAGATTGGTCGCCGCGTTGCAACATCGGATCATCTGGGAAGTCTGCCAAAAACTTCTTGTGCAT